TCACGAGTAATGCGCTGCTCTACACGCGCATCGAATGTTCCCTTTGGATACATGTACTTCAGGTCTGAGTTGCGAATCCCTTTACGTTCACGGAACACATGGTCAATCTTATCATCTGGGCCAGTATCCAACACTACATGTGGCAGCGGGATTGCTGAGAAGACAATAGGATTAAGGGCATCGCCCTCTTCTACACAAAGAATGCCAGTCCCAACTGCCAAGTCCATAAATGACTCGTGTACTTCTTGGCCAAAGTTAGAGTTCTGAAGAATCTCAAAGACGTATTCTGTCACTTCATCAAGATCATTGTCTACAATGTCACGCTCTTGCGGGGGTATTTCTGATCCAGCGGCTAGGTCTGCCCAACGTGCAAAGTTAGGAACAAGGCCAGACTGTAAGCGAGATGCAAATTCCTGAACACCAACAACGGCTGTCTCGTCGAATATCTTATCATCTCGACGCTGACCTGCGGTTTCATAGTAGAAGGATTCACGTTGAGGCAGCGCGTATTCGTAACACTCCTCAAATAAATCAACGAAGTTCTGGCGGTGCGCCTTAGCTTTCTCGTACCGTTCTAGGTATTTTTTTGGATCATGCATTATTTAAACCTACTATAGTATCCGATCCCACCGCGAGAACCTGTCATTAATGAACGGCGACCACGACCACCACGGCGACCTTGTGGCCCAAACTTCTGTGCGCTTTCTAGGCGTGTTCTTAATCTCTCAGCTTTTCCAATGGCACGTTGCTGACGTTGACGACGAAGCTCTGCCGCAGCCAACTTCTCTTGGTCGCTCATAGCTTCTTCTGGATCGCGGGTATAGATTGACTCAGCAGTTACGCTTGTTGTGCCAGCACCACTTATATCTGTGTCACGTTCTGTTGTTGTGGTTGTTGTTGTTGTTGTGTCCGTAGTATCTGTATCATCAGTGTCGGTCGTTGTGGTAGTAACCTTCATTGCATTGTCATCGCCACCACCTCTTTTTTCCATTTCAGCTAAGCGTTCTTTGCTTCGAGCAGTTCGAGCTTGATAGTCTTTAATAGCAGCGTCACTGTAGCCTTGAGACTTCAACTTGTCAGCTTGAGCTTTTCCACTTAATCCAAATGTGCTTAAACCCATCTTAACGTCAGTAGAGATGTTTTTGACAACTGTTGGAGCTTTACTATCTTTAGAGCTACTTTCTTTAGAAGCTGTGGTTTCTTTTCCGCACATAACAAAATCCTCTTTGTCTATTCAAAAGCACAGAATGAATATTTTTTCAACGCACAAAAGACCAAACGCTTGGCTTCTTCTGTGTCTTGTTCTTCCCAAAGACATTGAAGTTCCTTGATGCATTAACAACTCTGGCTGGTTTCTGATTAGTCATAAGTGCGCGACCCTCACCAGCACCAAGCATCATATACTGTAATGCATCGTGGATATGCGAATACATATTCTTGTCTGGCTTATCAGCGTATCTTTCACCGCTAACTTCCATACGCTTGTACTGATAGCCGCCCTCGAACCCTTTGATTAACTGTTGGCACCTACGATCAATTAAGAAGGCTGGCTTACCATCTACCATCTTGTTCAGCTGGGAGGAGACTGACTCAAGACGGAGGTCAACAGAGTTGGAGGGTGCAGGGAACGCCCTCAAGCCAGCCCCACGCAGAATGTGAAAGGGAGTGGATTCATCAGTCTGCGCTCTAAAGTCACCAGCGGGATCACCATAGATATACACATCAGATACTTCTGAAAAACGTGTGGCAATCTCTTGGCGTAGAACTTCGGCAAATCGAACAATGCCCATGTCAAAGGCAACAATCTCAGACTGAATCAGCCATCTGCCACGCACCTTCTGGCCTATAGTGGCAGCAGGGGTAAGCCCAAAATCCAAGCCAATATAAAGAGGCATAGAGGCTGCAACTGGTATTTCTTCCTTAGCCACATGAACATCTTGTGCAAACATCGGATAGATAGGCTTACCATCCTGAATGGCACCCAACTTGTTCATTACATAAACATCAATCCAACTCTTGGTCTTACCGCGTATAAGATTAGGGTAATAGTTCTCGAGCATGTGCCGACGATTCTCAGCGTCCTTGTTTGGCTTGTAATCCTCAATCTCACCTTCTTCACTGCGAACCTCTATCATCCCAGAGGGTTGCGTAAAGAACTGCCAGTTATCAGGTTTCACCAGCATCTTAGCTTGTTCGCGCGGAATGTGGTCTGGGATTGGCACCTCACCAGACATAATAGGCCACCAGTGATCTTCTTCTGGGGCGTTGGTATCTGCAATAACACCAGTCCAGCTTGGGCCACCGTCACGCATAGAGGGGTAACGACCAACACGCATGGTACACGCATCAATGATAGACTTCGGTATCTCCCTTGCCTCATTGATCCAGATGCCAGTCAGTTCGAGAGAGAGGAGTTTCTTGACATCTTCGGGACGATCAAGGGCAAGGAAGATTACTTCAAGTTCGACTTCGCCGCGCTTGATATTGTGGGTGTATGGGACTGACCATGTGAACTTTCCCCATTCGTTTTCTGGGAACCAGTCAAGCCATGTCTTAATAGTTGTAGTTCGTAGCTGTGGGTTTGTGTTCCGTATAATAGCCCATCGAGACTTTCGTAATCCGTCTGGCCCTTTCTTTTGTTGAAGCGCCCTCCGAAAAACTTCAACACAACATCCAACACTTTTACCACTCCCTACTGGCCCTCGAATCCCACGAAAGAAAGTATCGTCCTTCATAAAGGACTTTAGCACTTCACCGTCAGGCTTGTACTTAAAATCAACCACTATCGCAGTCCTTTGTCTACTCCGACCTTAATCATGCACTCTGCCACATCAGGGCCGATATTGTCTATCACTTGGTCTAGCATATAGTTTGTCACAAACATCTTCCCATGCTTTTCATCTACATGCTGGAAGTGAACCTTCTTTACAATGCCACGAAGCATACGAAGTTCTTCTGGCTTCAGTGAATTTACAAAGCTCATTTCTTCTTTGTGGCTTTCTTTTTAGGCTTAGAATAAGCCTCATTAACATCAGCAGTGGAAGGGTCGTCTGCCTTTAATCGTCCCTTGGAGCTGCGAGAACGTGTTGGTTCTGGCCCTTCCACCAAGCGGCGCGAGTCAGGGGTTCTCGTTTTGCCGCTGTAAGTTGTTCCAGCAAGCTCATGTGTCTCGCCAGTATAGAGTTCACCAGTGGGTAAATACCATGCCATTACGGAAACCTCTGCTCTGTGTCAGGCATATCAGAAAGCTGAGTGCCAAGTTTGCTAAGAAGGCTGCGGAGCTTTCGAGCGCGATCATCCTTCTCTTTGCTCAACCCACCCTCTGGTATGTTGTTCATAATCTTCTCTAGCTCTGCTTCGGCAGCATCGTATTGGCTGAGAAGAGATTGACGTTTCTTTGGTGGACGACCAACCTTCGATCCATAAGTTCCCTTACCCATAGGCATAATTAATCCCCTTGTCTTTGTTCTAGGTACCGAGCTTTTGTTCTTGTAGTGTATTCGCGCTTACCTTTTTCCATGCCCTTGTCCATTTCAAAGCCAATTTCTTTTAAGTCCTGTGCTTCTTGTATTAAGGATTTTAGTTTATTCCTTTTAGCAATAAGGCTTGGCTTGCTCTCTCCACCTGAAAGAATCCTAATGCCACGACGTAAACCAGTTATCGCATTCTTAACAGCTTCCACGTTATTATAAGCCGACCTTGATCCAGAAGAAAAAGCCTTCTCACCTGTATACTGAGGTATTGATCTAAGTTCTTTTTCTACCTTCTTTAGCAAAGAAGTGGCACGACTAGCCGATCCTTTAGGCATTTCTACTATCCTTGTTCTTATTTCTCTTACTAATAGCCCTAGCCTTGGCACGGGCGTCAGCCTTACTACTGGCACCCCACGCTCTTAGGCTGAGAAGAAGACGAGTAGGTTTGCCCTTGGCATCCCGCTCTGGGCCACGCATTCCAGCCATCCTTGCCAAGAAACTGGCGCGACGAGGATTGTCACCACTCTTCACTGGAGGCTTCAACGTGCCACCCTTGTAAGACGCACGGCCCTTGG